CAGTAAGTACTTGGTCATTAGAGCCAACGGCTAATCTGGCAACTGTATCTGCTGCAGTAGCAGCAATGATGTCACCCTTAGCATCTACTATGTTAGGGTTAATCGCTGAACCTGATGTAATGTAATCAGCGTGTGTGTGAGGACCAGTACCTATAGGATACCAAACATTGTCTGTTGAATCCCATACATACCCTGGTCTAGGTGTATTACTAATTGTTGCCATTTACTGATTCCCTCCAAGTTAGGTCATCTTCTGACCAGTAGTAACGCTTACCCTCAACTATTGGTTTTGGTGTAGGTGCTTGCCATTGGCAAGTAGCCTCATCTAATATCCAAGAGTTAAATGGTTTAGGTGCTATATTCCAAGATAAAGTTTCTTCATTCCAAACCCAATCACCAGTTTGAGGTATTGGTTTAGATATTGGTGCTTGCCAATCAAAATTGTTATCTAGTACCCAAGAAGCAAAAGGTTGCGGTGAAATAAATACATCATTTTCTGAATCGTATGTATAGCCAATACCTGCATATTGCTTTCGAATATTGTTATTGTAAGATGTTCTCTTACATACTTGACCTCTGAAGTTACCATACCAAGTTTCGGTATCTAATCCTTCAATTAGTTCAGTTTCATCAATGCCTACAATAACTTCGGTAACTATATTGTTTTTATCTAAAAAAGCGTAATGTGCCATTATGACCAACTCACATTTCCAGTGCCTGCTGTAATTGTAGTTCTCTTATATCCACCACTTGCTGCACTTGTAGTTCCAGTTAAGCCTGCGCCGATAGTAATTGTTAAAGTATCTGCATATCTTAAAACTACAATACCTGAACCACCTGCTAAACCAACTAAATTTCCACCAACATAAGAACCGCCACCTCCACCGCCTCCTGTGTTAGCATCACCTGCTGTACCTAATCCTCCAGTGCCATCATTACTTCCTAAACCGCCACCGCCAGTACCACCTGCTCTTCTACTAGCGCCAGTACCACCGCCACCACCACCGCCAGCATAAGTAACAGATGAACCACTAATAGAAGTTGTTACACCATTACCACCACCATTGGCTTGTCCAACTCCACCAACGGCTCCGGCACCTCCACCTGAACCAGACCTACCTGTGCTATTAACATTTCCGCCAGCATAACCTTGATTAGTAGTACCAGCACCACCAGTAGCCGTAGCATTGTAAGCACCAGCACCACCACCTGAACCACCAGTTAAACCATTTCCTGTATTATATCCGCCACCGCCACCGCCAGTAGAAGTAATAGATGAAAAAACAGAATTGTTACCGCTACCGCCACTAGAACCTGAACCACCTGAGCCACCAGCGCCAACAGTTACTGTGTAATTTGTTGATAATTGTATTGCCAAAGCACTCTCTAGCGAACCTCCACCACCAGTAGCAGTAACTGTGCACCTAAAGCCACCAGCACCACCACCGCCACCGCCTTGTCCGCCACCCGTATCAGCACCACCGCCACCGCCACCAGCGACTACTAGGTAGTCAACTGTAATAGGTGGAATAAATCCAGCCTTCATATTTCCATAATTAGTTCTACCAGTTATAGAACTAGAAGAAAATTTATATACAGCCATTAGGCTATCTCCACTCCTGAGATATGAAAATTAACTGTAGTTGCGGAGGCTAATCCTTTAATAGTTTTAGGAGTAGCATTTGCAGGAATAACCTGCTTCATATCAATAACAGTTGTATCATTTGCAGCAACTGGTACAGTCTTTGCTATAACTACATCATCAATTAATAATTCAAATGTTGCAGATGATGCTGCAGTATTAGTTACTAAAACATTAGTTACTACTGTAGTAGTAGATGAATTTGGTACTGTATATAGGGTTGTGCTTGATGTTGATGCTGCTCCTCTAAAGAGCACCTTTGAAGTTGTAGCCATTAGTTACTACCTTTCTTAGTATGCACCCATAATAGTCATTATGGTGTTGTCGTTTATTAAAGTGTTTACTTGAGCCTGTGTGTATACATCTGCAATAGCCAATACTGCACTAGCAAATACCTCAATGATGTCACCAGTAATAGTTGCATCAGTTAAGGTAATAGATGTACCATTAGTTGCGGTATAGTCATTACCACGAGATAGCAGTACACCATTGCGGTATACCTGCTCATATCCTACTGTGTACCCAAGAGTAACATTGTTATCATCAAGACCAGATAGGCTAGTAGTACCACCAGTAGGAGCCTTTGACCAACGAGTCATTTGTTGACCAACTACTGTTCCATCTGTGTCTATCCAAATAAGTCCATCAATTAAGGTTGCTGGTTCAGTTGTTTGAGCAATAGGTGCAGCACCAGCCCAAGAAGCAGTAGTGCCATCAGTTGTAAGTAACTTGCCAGTATTACCAGTTTGTGATGGTAGGCTTACTGGAGCAGCAGCCCAAGTAACACCGCTAGTAGTTGCAGTTAATAAGTAACCATTTGTTCCTGATGTTGCACCAGCAGTAAGTGTTCCAGTTAATGTTACATTGTTTAAAGTTACTGTATCAATAGTTGTAACAGTAACTCCTGAAGTAATTACTGTAGTACCAATAGTAGGTGCTAAATATCCAGCAGGAGCAGCAGCCCATTTAATACCAGTAGTTTCAGCAGAGTCTGCTGTTAAAATATATCCATTAGTTCCAACCGCTAAACGACCAGCAGTATCTGCTGCGGTTCCAACTATTAAATCACCTTTAGCATCAATAATACTTGCTTGAATTGCAGTAGTTACTGCAGCAGCAGCACTCGCTGCAGATACTGCAGCAGAGTTAGCAGATGTTAAAGCAGATGATGCTGAAGTGCTTGCAGATGAAGCAGATGTAGCAGCAGCCGTAGCAGAGGCAGCAGCACTAGTTGCGCTAGTTGCTGCAGCAGTTGCCGAAGCAGCAGCACTTGTGGCAGATGTGGCAGCAGCAGCAGCAGAGTTAGATGCAGTCGTTGCATAACTTGCAATAGTGGCTACAGAGGCAGCAGCAGATGCTGCACTTGCTGCAGCAGAAGTGGCACTTGTTGCTGCTGCGGTTGCATAATTAGAAGCATTGGTTGCTTGAGTTCCAGCATTAGTTGCAGAAGTTGCTGCCGAAGAAGCAGAGGTTGCTGCTGCAGTTGCAGAGGTAGCAGCACTTGCTGCAGAGGTTGCTGCAGCAGTAGCACTATTAGCAGCGCTTGTAGCAGAGGTTGCTGCTGCGGTAGCACTGGCTGCAGCAGAGGCTGCAGATGTGGCTGCTGCAGTAGCAGAACCTAGAATTGCATCTACATAATCTTTTGGAGTAGCAGATGATGAAATCATACCTGCGCTGGATAGACCAGTAATAACTGGTGAGCCTGAGATTGTAGGGCTAGTTAAAGTTTTGTTAGTTAATGTTTGTGTTAATGTATCAAGAACGACATTACCTGTAGCATTAGGCAAAGTAATAGTTCTATCGGCTGTTGGGTCTGTTACTTGTAAAAATGTTTCATAAGCATCAGGAGTTGAACCCTCAAAAGTAATACCAGTATCGCCAACTTGACCACCAGTAATAATTGGAGAAGTTAAAGTTTTATTGGTAAGTGTTTGAGTTTTAGTTGTACCAACTACGCTACCATCACCAGAGGCTAATCCGTGAACATGTGTTTGGTTTGCAAGGTCTAAAATTGCTTGGTCTACATCATATCCACGAGCAGCGATATGGGTTTGTTCTTCACGGAAATCTCTACCAGATACACCGTGTCGTACAACCGCACCAGCAGAGTGGGCTACAGCCTGAGTGCTATCTTCACCACGAGTAACAGTAAGTGTTGTGCTGCTTGCAGCAGTGACCGTTACAATTTCTTCTTTAGAAGTATCTGGGTCAACAATAAGAGTAAATGGAACTGATGGAAAACCGCTAACGGATGCGACAATGAAAGATGTATTTGATGCACCTTGTGATTGTGCTGGTATAGATGATTGAAGCGAAGTTTCTACTGCGGTTGAGGAGAAATTCCGCTTGGGGGTACCTGGGTCGCCTGCTGCCATTGTTTACCTTATCTCTGATAGTGTGAGCGAATTGGATATTGACGGTCTTGGTAATCGGCAATCTCCGTAAGTCTTTGTTGATAAATGTTGTATAGGAATCTGGCAGTATTTTGACCAGAACCTGTAGGTCTTACGCCATCTAAAATATCTGCTGCTGCAGATTGAGGACCAAGGCGTGATGGGTCCAAGAAAGAAATCATACGGAAGGCTGCACCATAAATAACTACATCCTCTGAGTATGATGGAAAACCTGTAACTGTTGCATAATCATCATTGTTATTAGTTAGTGTTGTTGGGCGTTTGCTATAGACAACATGGACTGTTTGTCCAGGGACAATTTCAGAATAAACTGAAAGACTCTTACCATTAGCAAAAGCAGTAGTATCTGCAGTTCTATCTAATTGCCAACCACGAGCAGGGAACCACTCTTTAGATGGACCAATAATAGAATAGGTTACACTTAAAACATTATCTACTGCAGCAGGTATTGAGTATGAGTATTGTGCTGCTACATAATCAAAGTCATAAGTACCAACAGCAAAAACTGATGGATACATTGCATTGATAGTATCGTTAATAGCATTTTTAATTTCTTGGCGTGGGAATAATGGACTTACTGTAACTTTGGCATTAGCACTATGTGCTGCTGCGGTAGTATTGCGCTGCGCTCTACCCCATGGTGAGATAGTTAAAGTATTAGCAACATTGTCTGTATTATTAACAAATACAATTTCGTCATCAATTTGAATATACCCACGACCTATTACTGTGGCATCGTGAACAGTCATGCTTGTTGTGGTGCTAGTAGCACTTGTAGTAAGCCATGTGGTTGGCTCAGTATTTTCTGTATACCCATGCAGTACCGCTTCAACACGGTCTGCTAATTGAGCAAATGTACTCATAGGTTTATACTCCTTAAGGCATCTACGGCTGATAGCCCACTGGTGCCAGCAATTTCATTACATACAGCGTTTAAACCTTTGTACTCATTAGGCTGTCTAGTGGCGCTGGCTTTGATATTAAGGGCACCTAAGAGTCCTAAGCCAGAAGTACCAGCCCAAGCGTTAGCAGCCCCTACAAGGGCTTTGTAAGCCGTCATAGCGGGATATGTACCACCATTGGCTACACGATTCATTTCGCTTGTTAGCGTGCTTCCTGCGACTCCCTGTGCCATTACTTACCCTTCTTCTTAGCCTTGCGTGCTACTGCTGCATTGTCCACAAGGTTGGGATACTTCCGCCCCGCAGCCTTTGCACGAGCACGAGCAGCAGCCTTCTGTGCAGAAGTCAGTTTTGTAGATGTCTTTTTTGGATTCTTCTTGTCCCAAAATGCTTTACCTTTCACCATTTCACCTTATCTGCCCAATATGCTGCAGACATTTTGCCTTTAGCGATATTCTTGGCGTGACGAGCCTTAAAAGATTTTTGTCGTGCAGTTGGTTGTCTATCACCAGTTACACCTTGTTGACCAAAGCGGATAGTCTTAACTTGGCTACCCTCTTTGGCTACTACTACATGTGACTTAGTTGGATGACTAGGAGTTCTCTTAGGTTTATTAAAACCAGATACTCCTGCTCTAGCGAGCCTTGAGTCCTTTTTCTTTGCCATATTCCCCATACTTTCCTAAGACTGTTTTTACTGTTCCATCTTTACGCAGTCTTACTATCATGCCATTTTTTATTTGAACTGGATTAAAACCATCATGGCGTTTTAATTGTCCAGATGACACTATTTCTTTTTCTTAGCCATCTTTGCTTCGCTCATAGCGATAGCCACGGCTTGCTTCTTGGATGTTACCTTTGGTCCTTTTTTAGAACCTGAGCGTAGAGTTCCACGCTTGTATTCACCCATAACTTTTTTAACTTTCTTTGCTGCCATTGTTTTTTTCATTAGTCCATGTCCTCCTCGTAGTCATCCATCTCTGGCTTCATGCCGTATGGTGTTTCACCAATGCGGTGAATTGGTCTGTTGTACATTGCAACATTTGGTTCTTTTGGTAGTTCTGTAGGTGTTCTTCCACCCACTCCGTAAGGAGTAACAGTGCCGAAGCAATTACACTCAATACACATTTTTAACCTCTTATCTAGTAAATTGGGTTTTTATATTCACTGGTCCGCCACACCAGATGTTATACTGAATAGCGATATTGATTGCTTTCTTAGCAGCACTTGCTGCTTTAGTATGCGTTCTTCTCTCTGCATCTAATGCCGATAATGCACCTAATGCAATACCACCACCAGCACCTATTCCGTATAAACCTTTGTCATCTCGCATATATCCATAGTCATCACTAACTTGATATATCTTTCCATTAAAACAAATTAAAGCATCCCAGCCAGCATCATCATCATTTTTATTCTTAGGTGCTGGGTCGTAACCTGCTTCGGTTAATGTTTGCTTTATAGAAGGTAAAACTCTAATCATCATAAATCTATCTGAGTCTTGAGTTTTAATTACCTTTGGTGGTTGCCATAAGTTATTTAGAATATCTCCTGCTATAGCATCACCTGCTACTGCAACTAGATACTCACCAACCTTGACTATCTTCTCGCATCCTTTGGCTACATAAGGTTTATCCGTATATGTAGTCATTGAGTCTGCTGCTAAGACAGCCCAGCCTTTGCCTTGCACACCAACTATTGCTGTCATGGTCCCCTTCTAAATTATGCGCCGTATGCTTTTCCTGTTTGGTTTGAAATCCTTACGGCTTTTTCAATTTGTTTCATGCTAGTTCCATCAGGCTGTATGCCTTGTGCTCTAGCATTTTTATATGCTGCTAACTCTCTATCCCATTTTTTCGTAGACATGTGAAGATTAGAATTAGCCTCACCAGCGTTCATATTTAAAGATAATGCTTTACAACCAAAGCAACCTTCTTTAGGCTCTGGATGATATTCCCAATGTTTCATGCAGGCACTATGTATGCTCCGTAGCCTTGTGCTACTAAAGCATCCTTTGTTGTTTGGTCAATAAGATTTTTTGTACCACCCATATAAAATTCCTCTGCAGCCAGTATTTGAGTTTGGCTTGGGTATCTAAATGATGAGTATACACCATTAGTGCGAAGTACGGATATGCCACGGTTTAACTTGTAACGGTCAAACAATGGTGGTCCACCTGCTGGTGTTTCATCTATTGTTGGTGGTGTAAAGTAATAGTTTGCCATAGTCCTCCTAATGGACTCACCATAAGGCAGGATTGCTCCTGCCCTACAGTCAATCAATTACAGAGCAGCGATTGAAGAACCGCTTTCAATGCGATACAACGCTTCTTCGCGGTAACGGTTCCATCCAAGGACTCCGTACCAACCGATTGGGCGGAAACGCATTAACTTATCAGTGATAGGTCCGATGACCACACCTGGCTCTTGTGACACGGCTTCTGCCAATGCTTGCTTACCGCAAAGAATTGTACGGAATACACGAGTTACAGGAGTTACAGTTACAACAGTTGTAGCAGTTACTGCTGCTGTGTTAGCAGTATCAACAGTAATTGTTGTTGTTGAACCAGAAGTGCTGATAGCAGAAATCTTGGCACCTGAAGCGATACCTGTTCCTGCAATCTTATCGCCAACCTCTGAACGAGTTGCAACTACTGAAGAAGAAGCAACACCGAAGGTGAAGCCTGCTGAAGTACCTGCAACGGTTACTGCGGTTGTAGCAAGGGCAGTCTGGTCTGCTCCATCTTTAGCGGAGTACATGCGTGGGTTCTCTACGAAGAAAGCACCCTCGTATGTTCCGATGGTACCTGCGAACAAGTTACCAAGAGAAGCATCAGTGTGTGAGTGAGTATCACGCCATCCGACAGAGCCTGACTCTGCACGAAGGTCATGTGATACTTCTGGGTGGATTCCTACCCAGTATAGGCTTCCTGAACGAGGAACAGCCTTGTTTGAGCGTAACTTAGCAACAGCCTTGCGGATGTCAGCAGAATCAAGTGTATCTGATGCTGTGATTGTTGCAGTGCTTGTGCGGGTTCCGCCATAAATAACATTGGTTCCTTGACGAAGGGTGTTTTGTGCCACGATGTCAAGTGAGTCAGCCATGTTAAATGCGATGATGTCTGCAACAGCAGGGTCAACATCGGATAGTGAGAACAACTGTAGTTTGCGAGTTACAAGTGATGCGTTACCGTACTCGTTTAGAGTAACAGATACGGTATCAACATCGCTTAGTGCAACTGCATCTGGGTCAGTTGTTTCTGCGAGTGTAGAAGTAGCAGCAGCCAAATCGTTGTAAAGTGAGAATACAACGGATGACCCTGGCATTGCCTGTTGTACAGGCTTCTTGTCCGCAACAGCACGAATCATTGGCTGAGCGCGGAGTGCAAATTCAACATATCGGTCATAAGCGGTCTTTACTAGACCACCTAGAGCCGAGGTGTCTGTATATGAATTTGGCATTGGGTTCACCTCCTAGTGAGTGGTTGATGTATAAGTTGTTTAATTCAAACCAAGGAGTATGTCTAAGTCCTCTTTACTTTTAGCATTAGCAATCTTTGCAAAAGCATCTTCGTCAATATCTGGCGCAGTGCCAGTGGCGACCATGTTGTTGATTCTTGCTTGTGCTTTAATTTCGGGACTTTTTTCTGCAGGCTTTTCTTCTGTAGGGGTTTGGATTCCAAACACATCGCCGAAGTCCTCAACCCACTTACCAAGAGCCTCATCTGTAGGCTCAATGTCTTGTGGTATGAGTGCAGCAATCTTTGGATTTAATCCCTTAGCCTGTAGCACATCCTTGACAGTACGCTGACGAGTCTGTGACTTAAGACCTGCCAACTCCTGTTCTAGTTCTTTTGCACGCTTTTCAAGTGTGCGGTTGACTTTTCGGAGTTGACCAACAACATCAGTTGTTGTGTCGTTATCTTCATCGTCATCGTAGTAATTGGTAGCCATCTACCTTCTCCCTTTTCTATTAGTTGTATTCGCAATCCTCGTATAAGTTCGGGGAAACTATTACGGCTATTGCTACCAGACTTTTACGCCCCCCTGGGCTGGTTGGTCAGGGTGGGGATTCTGTTATATTGTTGTTGTTTCTTTTAGGCTGGTACCGCTAATACCACCCTTTTGAGCAAACCTTGCAGTTTCGCGGGCTGCTCTGCGTTGTGACTGTAATAATTGTTCTGTATCTGCACCAACAATTCCACCGATTGCTTCAAGGTCTGAATACTGTTGACCTTCAATTTGTGCCAAACGGCGTTGAGCCTTAGATAATTGTTGTGCTCTTTGGAATTCATTTCTAAGAGTAAGATAGTTTTTCTCACCAGTTATTGGTACAAGAGTTTGACTATAATCAATATTCATTAAATCTTTTGCAAAGCCTGCTGCAGCAGCAGCAGCGCCAATCTCAGCAGTACGAACTTGTTTCTTAATAATAGCCATACCTGCTTCAGGATTTAACAAATAAGCAGCAACGCTACTCTTATCTGCTTCAGGATAAAAAGATTTAAATGTAGCAAGAACTTCTGGATTTTCATTAACTCTAGTAACAGCCAAATCTAATCTTGATTCAAACTCACGAGGATTAACCATATTAGATATGTATGTACCAAGTGCTTTACGACTGCCAAGAACTGCAGTATCTAATCCATAAGCACGCAAACTTTGTAGATATGCTCGTTCATTAGAAATATAGGTGCTTTCATTTATTGCTACGCCTGCTTTTCTTAAAGACTCCATACCAGGAAATCTATCTGCATAAGCCTGAGTTTTAGGTAACTCTAATTTAATTTGTGCTGCTGTATAATCGTTCTTAATAAATGAATCAATAGTATCTGCTAAATCTGCCAAACCCATATCAGTTAAAGATGCTCTAAATAATTCAACTGCAGTCTTTTGTTCAGTAGTTAACTTAGATGTAGAAGTTTGTGTTGATGCAGTGCTTGGTAAAGTACCTGTTGATGAACCTACATAAGTTCCTTTAGAATCAAATTGTCCACCAGGAACTTTATTACCTTGTGCGTCATAACCACCTTCTGTTGTAGAGGTTGGTAAACCAGCAGAACCGTATAAATTGCCCCATTGAGATTGCAATTTTTGAACTACTAACTGTGGAATACCACCAGCAGCAATAGCCTCATCATATTGTTTTTTTATTAAGATAGCAGCCATTGCATTAGTATCAGTAGTACCATCTGGTTTTCTTACTTGCTTTTGTTCTTCAGCAGTTAGTTGTCCAGATATGGGTGTATCATTAAAATATCCCTGTGAGTTAATTCCACCACGAGAAGCAATATATTCTTTTGTATAACCAAGTGCTCTGGCTTCTGCTTCTTTAGCAGCGTTACGCTCAGTACCAGTAATTGTTAAACCAGATGAAGGTGAAACCATACCAATAGTAGTAGCAGCAGGTGGTCTACCTGTTGTTGGGTCTATACCAGTATAAGTTTTTCCGTCAATAGTTACAGTTCTAGTTTGTGCTCCATATTGGTCTGCAGCAGAACCAGTAACTGTTGATGGAGTTGCAACACCTGCTTGACCAAAAGGTGTACCAGTTGTAGATGTACTACTTACGGATGGTAAACCCATCATTGCTCTAATTCTGTCGCGTTCGTCAGCCATAATTAACTCACAAATCCAAAGGTTCTGCCAAGGTCAAGTGCCATATTGGTATAAGTTTCCTTTGCGTTTCTAGTATATTGCCATAATGGGTCTTGCTTTAGAGCCTTGTTAAAGTCTGCAAATGTACGAGCATTGCCAGTATCTCCAACAATAACTTTATTCATAAGGTCATCCCATGTAATGTTAGAGCCATCTACCTCAAGTAAATTAGCCATTTGATTACGATAGTTAGCAGTTACCTCATATAAACTTTTACCAGCCTTTAAAGACTCAGCAAATGGTTTATTTTGTGGTGCATCTATTGCCATTTGCTTAACACTATTAACCCAGTACTGAGCATCTCTGCCATCCATTGGGTCAAGTAAAGATGTGTTAATAGCCTTTTTTAAATTACTATCTAGGTTAATTCCATATAGATATGCAGTTTGATTAATGCGGTCAAGATAACTACCAATGGTGCCACCACCAGTAAAAATTAACTCACTTTTAGTTGATAAGTAACTATCTAGTTGTGAATCAGTCCAGTTGTTTTGTATTGCTTGTAGTGCAATACCTTTCATATATTCTGTATTATCAACAACCCTACCAGTAGTTGGGTCCACTGTACGAGGCGCTACACCAAGTGCTTCCATTTTCTTGGTAATGCTATCCATCTGATTCTTAACTCTCTCAGCAAACATACCTGCTTTGCGAGGGTCATTACTTTCTAAGAAAAATTGAATCAAACTAGGAGAACTTGTACGCCACCAAGTTGTGCCCTCAAGGGCTTCCATAAATGTTTTTTCATCCCACTTTTGTTTTACAGCAGTATCAAATATTCTATCTATTTCAGCCTTTTGAACTTTGTCATCAAGTGTAGAAAATACTGTTCGTAAATATGAAATCCATAAACCTTTTGTATCTTCTGTAGTTGTAGTTTTTGCCCCACCTACAGATGGTTTTGGTGCAGCAGTAGAAGCAGGAGTAGGTGTAGGGGTTGCAGTAACTACTGGCTTTACAGTTGCAGCAGTTTCATATTCAGGACTACCAGGTCTTATGCTTTCTCCACCAGGACCAAAACGAAGTTCTTGAGGTGGTTGATTTAATAAATCAGTACCTGTAAATTTATCTAAAGCCTCTTGTGCTTTAGTAACTTGTTCCTCAGTACCATACCTTTGAGCACGAGTTAAAGCATCTTGAAGTTTCTTTCTTTCTTTTGCAGCCTCAGCATTTTTCTTTGCTTGTGCTTCTGACTCAAGAGTTCTAATTTTACCTTGTATATCATCAAACTTCTTTTTTTCTTGTTTATATTTAGTAGAATCAAGAGGCAGTTTATCTAAAACTTTTCTTTGTCTATCTAAATCAAGATATGCTCTTTCAATTTCGGTTACTGGGCGTAAACTGCTTCCACCTATTGCCATTATGCCTGTGCCCTTCTAACATTTTCTAGTACCTTGTTGTAGATAGCATCTAAATAATCATTTTCTTGTCGCTTACGAAACTCAGGTGTTTCTTGAACTACAGATATAACAGCCTGTTGGCGACCCATAGCATCTGTTCCTGCTGGTTGACTTAAGAATACATTAATAGCCTTGCTGCGTTCTGCTCCTACAGCATTACGACCAAGGTATTGAGTATAGATATTTTGAATTGCAGCCTCTGCATCTTGAGCAGTTGGTCCTTCAGATACAACTCCACCCATAGAAGCATAGGATTTAATTAAATCTTCTAAGTTTACTCCACCAGTAGTTTTACCAGTACCTGCTGGTGTACCAGATTGAGTTGCTGGTTTATTGTCTTTTGCCATTAAACTACCACCGTATCATTTATGAAGTAACGATTTAAGAATTGTTCAAACTCTGGACTTTCTGCAATAAGTTGTTGTCTTACTTGCTCAAAAGCATAAGCCAAGTCAGCATTACTTTTTGCGCTAAGTGTTTGTGAACCACCTGCCCTGTCACGCTGCTTTAATAATTCTGCCATTTGTTCACGCAAGTCAAGGTATACTCCCATAGCCTTAACTACTGAACGGTCACCATTTTGTGCCATCCATTTTTTATCAGCCAAAGCCTTTTTCAAAACAAGAGCACGGCGTTCATACTTACCTCTATCTGGAGATATGTACTCTGAATACCAGTCAAAGTTTTCTTCTGCTTGAGAGCGAACCCATAATTGCTTGGCACCATTAATAACATCCATACGAGGGTCACTATCAGCAACAATACCATTTTGAATTTTATAGGTATTAATCTGACCCATTAATGAATTGAACTGAGTCCAACCACGCTTAATGTTTGCATCACGCAATAGTTCTTCTGGAGCACGATTTTGGCGGTAAGTATTTTTAGAGCCAGGATATGCACCTTGGCGATATTGCCATTGGTACGCTGCTTGGCTAAATGTGTACTGACCATCAAAATCATTTGCAAGGAAACCAATTAGTTCTGGATTATCAGAAGCCTCAGCCTCTGCCATAAGTCCACGGAACTTCTTTAAGTTTTTAACTGTATTCATATTAGACTCAAGGCTGCCAGGTGACTTAGAAAGACTTACTGTAGCCTCAAAATAATCTGGATACATCTCAAGAAACTTAGCCTCAGCCTCACCAGGTCCATATTGATTTTGGAACTGACGGAAAGTCTGTTGGTAAAAGTCCATTTCTGGGCTAATTGCAAATGGCATAGTTAATGATGAAAATGCACGAAGTAAAAAAAACTTATTTGTTTTATCTGTTATTTCGTCTAAAGTAGGTTCATCTGTTCTTTTACCAGAGTTATAGTTGTAAGCCTCATATCGTAGCATTTGGTTAAATGTACGAACATAAAGTTCATCTTGACTATACATAGTGCGTAAACGGCGAAATGCTGCAGGTGTAAATAAGTCTGTTGCAGACTGTGGCATACCAGCAGGGAAGAAAGGTCTAAACGCTTCTTCCAATTCAGGGCGATTACGCAAAATTAAATATGTTGGAAGTACTGCATAAGGACCAAATCCAGGGTTACCAGGTTGACCTTGAGTAATAACATCTAACGATGCTAATGGTATATTTACAGACTTAAAGGCATTATTAGCAACTTCTTGCCATGCTTTTGGTAGTGAATCAATAAAGCCTTGTGGAACTTGAATTACTAAATTAGCATATCTGTCACCAGATAAATCTTTAGCATCTGTAATACGGTTACCATCTTGGTCTACAACAGTTTGACCATTTACAATCTGGGCAATAGTACGACCAGCAGTTGCTACAGCCTGTGGATTTTCAGCAACAATACCTGACCATCTTTTAGCAGTATTTTCATAGGCTGCATAAAATGGAAATAGTAATTGCATTACTTGGCTTGAAGAAGCACGAGTACGGCGCACAATAGTAAACAAAGTTTGTTCTACCGTACGGCGAGAATCTTCTCTAGCACCTTTAACTGCTGCATTTAATTCTTCTGCAGTTAATTTATCTGTACCTTTAGCATCAGCAATATTTTGAATATTTATTCTAACCTGACGGTTATATGTAGATACTGCTAATGGATGACGAGCAAAAACATCTTCAGGTAATGAACCTAAGAAACGCATTACACGCCTATTAAAGGTATCAATTAAACGCTCTTGGTCACGATACTCTTTGCTTGTGGTAACAAGTAGTCCATTAATATCTGGTAAGTTTTCTGGGTTAGCACCAAACTTATTTCTTAAATAATTCTGCAATTCAGCACCAGATATTGGTTTACCATCTGGGCGTTTATTGCTAAGTAATAATGCTGTTTCTTCGTCAGGTATGTATAGTTTTACAGAACTGCGAGTAATATTAATTTTTTCTAATAAATCTTCGTTTAACTCTCCACCCCTTAAGGCTGTTAAACCAAATGCTTGTCGTGGAGTTGTATATGTATCATTAGCATAAAGACGACCCTCTGAACTGCGAGTTAACCAACCAAGAATATCTTGGTCTGTTTCGCCATCAAGAATCCTACGAACCATTGGGTCAAGTATTCCTGTTTCAGGGTCACGGAAATGTAAGTTAAGAATATTTGACCAAGCCTCAAAATACTTTGGGTCATTAGATTTTACTTTGCTAACTGTTCTAGCACCAATGCCAGCAGAAAATGCCATCTCTTGTGAGCCAACTAAAGCGTTCCAAGTATCTTCAGCAGATGTGCGACCCATAAACCAAGTAGCATCTTGGAAAGTATTTGGGACATTGTATTTATAGCCATTGGCTTCAATATCAATATATCCATAACCTGTGCGTTGCTTAATAGCATTTGTTTCAGCACGAGTTACACCAGCATTTAATCTAGTAGAAATGTCATCAAGATAAGCATGTGACATTGTATAAAGTTTTGCTAAGTTTTCAGCAGCATCTTCAACACCATTATTAATCATGGCATCAACATTTTCCTTAGTGTAGTAAGGAGATATTGGTGTTTCTGTTTTTCTCGCTGCTTTACGAGCAGCAGTTTTAGCAAGACGGCGTTGTTTAGGTGTAGCCATTTGTTGCTCAAGAATTGGTAAATCTTCAGCAGCCTCAACTGCAGCACGCTCTTGCATTTGTGTAATGCTGCGTTCTACAGAGCGTTTACGACCAGCGCTATCTACAGCCTCTGGCAGTACGATATTAGATACTCCGCCTGCTAAATTATCGTCTTGGACAACAGCACGACCAAAACCTTTTTCACGCATATATTGCGTAACTGGGTCATTAGGATTATTCCAACCCTTATTTCTAGTCCACTCTTTGTAGTTGGCAGATTTGCCACCAAAAGCAGACTCACGCAAATCTAATGGAATATCAGACCATTTAGTTAGATATAAAGCCTCACCATATACACGAACAGATACTGGTTTGTTTACTGTACCTTTAACTCTGAATACAGCACGGCGAAATAAATCTGGAGTAATTTCTAAAGCATCTTCTTCAGCAAGACGAATTTGATTCCAAGTTAACAAATCAACTTTTTTCCACCCTTTAGGGGTACGCATTTCAACTTCTTTGCCAGCATTTTGTGCTGCAATCATGTCAGTTAATAAGTTATCTGAAGCCTCATCTAATGTAGCAGCACGGCGCTCAGCAGAACGCTCACGAGCACCAGCACGCTTAATAATAGCCTTTTGCTCATCAATGGTTTGTTGTAATAAGTTTACATCCCATTGTGTTTCACCACTTCTGGTTAATTCTTTTTGAGCCTGGGCTAAATTGCTTTGTGCTTGTTGTAAAGTTTTACGAGCATCTTTAATGCTTTCAGCAACTTCAGTAATTTTACCAGGGCGACCAGTAGGTGTTTGTAAATAGTTTTCTGTAGAGTGAATTGTAAAGCCAGTTGAGTAACGAGCAGCGATTGCTGGTGATGCAGAGGTAGCCAGTACTCTTGCTTCATCTAATTTAAATGCTGCATCTGGACTGCCATGATAAACAGTTACAGACTCTAAATCAGATAATACGCCACGAAGGGTGCGAATCTCATCTTCTGCTGTTAACGGACCAACACCTGGAGTAAGCCGTAATTTAAATACATCGTTTTCTAAATCTCTAACACGGTCAGAAACTGCCTTAGCAAGTTGTTTTCTGCTCATATCTATAGAGCGAAGTTTGTCAACCTCTGATTGAAATGCGTACTCAAGAGCACGCACATCATCTATTCTGCCAGCAGAAACATTTACATTGTCAATTAATCTATTAAAACCAACTTTGCGATTATTGAAGAATCGTTTTACTGCCTCTGGTCCACCTGCTGCCACCATTGCTGGTAACGCAAAACCTTTAGCCAACATAGATAATTGTGCTTCAGTAATATTACGCACGGTATAACCTAGGCGCATAAGTACTGATGTTTTAAAAATATCATTAATAGTTGCTAGTGCAGATAAACCTTTTTGAGTTCTTAGGGTTAAATCTTCTACAGCCAAGCCATCTAAAAGTCCTGGCAATATACGCTCATGTGAATCAATCGCATATTTTAATTTTCTTAAATCTGCAATTACTACAATGTTTGCTGATTCTCTTTGTAGTATAGGAGCAATAGCATTTACAACTTGACCATTTTCCATGTAGGAAACAAAACCTTGGTTACGGTGTTGTTGGATTCTTGATGCTCTACGAGAGTCAAAAATTGCATATAATTTATCAACAGTTTGTTGGTCGTAATTAGGAAATAATGTAGATAATGAAGCCTTTTCAGCCTGTTGAATAATTGCATTACGCTCACCAGGAGAAACTGCTGCTAAATATCTATCAGCAAATCCTGCTGCTTGAGAACCAAAACGACCTTTTGATAACTCATTAGCCTCACGCAAAAAAGCATTAAACTCAATATATGAATCACCATCGTTAACATTAAATACACCACTTGGTAATTCTTTAGTAAAAAAGTTAACAACTTTAACCATTGGGTGAAGGCTAGTCTTTTGAAAAATTACACTATCTGCTTCAGCAAATACAGCCTGTGCTTTCTTTTGTGACTTTTGGGCAAGTTTACCTTCCCATGGTCCACGACTAAATCCATACTTTAATTGACCACCAGTACGAACATCAGCCAATGCTGCTGCAAATCTTTGGTCGTATGAATCACTTGCTTCATCTGTTAACTTTGAAATATAAGCACCAGTAGCAGTATTGTAATCTGGAGATGTAATTAAATCACCATCTGTTTTACCCTCAAGAAATTGACGATGAGGATGTGGTACATCACTTAAAGCATCTAAAACTAAAGCAGGCTCTGGGTCATTTGCAGCAATTTTTGAAATAGCCTTTGTATCACGATACATAACAGCGCGGAAAGTATCTACTACTTCCTCTTGGCTGGTTGCTCTACCAAACAAATATGCCATTGCATCTGGATTAGTAACTTTCTTTTTGCGCCAGTATTCATATTGCTCACGAGCATTACTACGAGCAAGAAAGTCAATATCAGAAAGTGCTTCACCCTTACCCTCAAGGGCTTGGGTAAGAATATTATCTAACCGTTCTTCAGTCATAGCAAACTTGCCAAATACTGCACGAGCAGTCTTGCCTTGAATTTGGTCAAGCATTGGAGCCTTGGCTACAATTACCGCACCTTTACCTAAGAAACCAGCAAAGGTTAATGGGTCAATAATTGTAGAGGCTGTAATATCAGGAATACCAGATAAAAACTTTCCTAAGTATTGGTCACGAAAGGCTGTATCTCTGTCTTCCTGATTAAAAACATCAAAGCCTGCAGATAAAAATTTAAGATTATTGTCAGTCCAATTTTGGAACCAACCGCTATTATCTCCAGCATTGCGACCTGGAGAGAGCACAGAAAGTGCTGCTTGTCCTAAAGAAATATTTTGTTTTTCGCGCTCTACACGAAGTACATAATCAGAATAAGATTCACCTGGAGCCTTAAACTTATTATACATAAATGGTTGTTCAAGGATTGTTTCAACACCTTCACGGCGTACCTTGCCACCTAATTCGTATGAAGCCTCACCAACAGCAAGTAGTCCACCAACTGCAGCACGAACTGGAGTTGTTGCTACTTTAACCGTGTTCTTTACAAAGTTAACACCGTCAATATACCAAGGGTCATCATTACTACCAGAGGTTGCTATGTCTTTAAATAAACCTGGTACTCCAGTAAAGTCAACTGCAGACTTTGCCATCTTACCTAGGTTATCAAACCATGACACTATACGCCCTCTACCTGACTACGCACATAACGATACCAATTACGCATTGCGTTTGATGCTTGTGGGCTTTCGGCAATCTTTGCATAAAATGGCAAATATGCTGCTAGTTGTGCAATGTCTTGATTATTCTGTGCACGAAGCATAGCAGGTGCTGCCATAACTTCTTCACCAGCATTTGGTCCAGCAATACCACCAGTATCCAAACCTTCATCTGGGAATTGAGTTGGAGCATTAAGTGGAACTATCCCAGTTGTATCCATCCTAGGTATAGTTGGTTCTGTAGAAACTTTTAAATTATTTGCAGGATTTTGTCCTGACATTTTTGCTTGTGTTTGCATGTCGTAAAAATCTTGAGCGTTATCAATACCTGCTGCATATCTTGCTGGTTGTCCATTAGTGCCTGCACCACCTGTTGCAGATACTTGGAAATTATTTTCTTTTGCTTTTGCCATTATTACCTCTCGCTATATGAGCGCTTAAATGTTATGAGCAGTTTTAAAACATGCTCAGGTTTTTAAATTACTTACTGCGTGAACCGCGAGTTCCGCTTGGATTTCCTGAGAAATATGTCTTTCCACCTTTTGATGATGCTTTCTTAGCCATCATTGGTTTCTGAGTTGGAGCCTTGCCTGCTGAACCTTGGTTCTTAGGCTTCTTTCCTCCTGATAGGGACTTCTTCATTTGTTCACCTCCCTTACGCAACTGGTAGTCGTCTTACGAGGGAAGCCTGAAGATTAGGTTCACCTCTTTGCGTTAAACTTGCTAAAAGCGATTGAACATCTGGTCTACCACCTGGAGCAATTTGTCCAGGAGCCACACCTTGCATACGACCAGTTTCACTTAATCCCAATGGAAGTTGCCCCTCACCTGGGGGGACCGCACCTGACTGCCCAGCAAGTTCGGGACTTACACCTTCAGGGGTCATCATCGCACCAGGTGGGGGATTCTGTGGTTGAAACGCCTCTGATACTGCTTGTTCAATAGGTGTACCTTTTTGGCGTTGATTGATGACTGTAGATAATTTATACAAAATATCTGAAGGGTTTTGTCCTTGTGATGCAAGGGCTGGAATTGCTTGTGCATAAGAAGCAATAGCCTGCTTCATAGCATCGCGCAAATCTTCGGTATCAACTTTTTCTTCTTCTTGTGTTGCATTAAATGAGAACGGCATCTGACGGCGTAAGAAGTCACGAGAAATTAACTTATCGCCACGAGCCTGCAATCCGAATACTAATGCACGGTTTGGGTCAAGTCCTGCCATCAATCCGTATTGAACATCAACAGTGTAATCACCGTCAATATCACGAGATGGCTTGTATTTGATTGCGTATGGAACTCCGTTGCGTGTACCACGCAAAGTTTTTTCCATATTGTCAAAAACTTTTTCGTCTACTTTAAGTGCTAAGCCAACAAGTTCTACAAAGGCACGAGCAAACATTGCATGTGCTGATTTAATCTGGGTATCAAAGCCACCCATAAGAGCCTGCACACCACGACCAGTTACGATAGAAGCATCAATGTTTCCTGTGCGTGACTCTGGATAACGAGAACCTAGACGAAGTTCTCCTTCAAGTACTTGCTGTTGAGCAAAAGCACCTGGTGGTATGTCAATAGACAATCGGCGAACATCTGAAGGTCGTTCAGTTCTGATAACAGCATCTGGTCCAAGGGCTAACTCACTTACATCTCGTGGGGCTACAAGGGGTGCTTGGACTGCTTTGGTGGCAGCCTCAAGTGAAAGAAGTGCATAACGAGCCTTTGCAACTTGAATTGCAAGTACATCGTCAAACTGTCCTCGCGCTTGTGAATCTAATGATGGGCGTTGGACAACACGAATAAGAACTTCACCAATAGGATTTGGTGCTCTATCAATAACTAAGTTACTTCTTTGTGGAACAAAGAGAATATCTTGGTCTTTGTCATGGTAGCGCACAATCTCTAACATTGAGTTGGTAGAGTCTTTGTCGTATAGCAAATGGGCATATTCTGGATATGCAGCCATTAAGTCAGCCAATGGTTTCTTAATTCGTTGATACATGCCATGGACTTTGCCGAAGCGGTCAATGACTGGGTAGCAACCATAAGAATCTAAGAAACGGATTCTTGGCATATTGTTTTCTAAGTCAACCTCAACCTGTGCTGGTACAAAGCCGTATGAAACATAACGGTCTGCAGCATCAAACATTTGAGTTTGCAAATCAGAAAAGTCAATAATTCCATTTACGATTTCTTCGCGCTTGTCAGCCTTCTTGCGCTCTTTGTCAGAAACCATAGTTGGTGAATTACAGTTAAAAGCAGGAAGCGGTGCAATTACCTCAGACAAATCTCGTGCTGCAATGTCCACCATGTTTGCAACAATAGGGTTCTCAAATGGACCATCTGGAAATAAATCAGGGTACACATCACGCATACGACCTTTACGAACAAGAAGGATTTGCTCCATACGAGTATCTCGTTCAGCATAAGCCTGCTTGTAGCGGTCATAATTATCTTTAATTGCTTCTAGGGAAAGTGGCACACCTAGTCCTATCTATGAGTATATGTCGTCTAGTTGGACAGTTATTTGTCGTGCTTTGTCATAACGAGTATGGAACATACTTATGCTGTTATGACTTCGGGCAAACGAAGTAGCGTTTGTTATTCGGTCACGACATCCAAGTTCGGCAAACCAAAACGCCATAACTGTGTCTGTCTTTTGGCTCTTGGGTGCATCTGGATACCAGGTTACTAATTGTTCAATTAGAGCCTTTAGACCTTCTGAGGCATGAGTAGATGGAAACTCTATAAGAGCATGACCATCTTCCCAACCATGGAATAGTGTCGTCAGGGATGCAACCCCGAAATCAGAATCCCATTTGTTTTGACCTGTGTGATGTTCTCGTAGTATTGCACCCCTTGACGAAAGGTATTCTCGTACCTCACGGTCCTGAGTCAACATTGTTTGGAAAGCATTTTTCTCAACTCGCCACTCAGAAATCTGATAATCGTCTGTCCAGTTTTTAATTAATTCTCGTATCTCATCTGGCTTCATTGCAGCCACATTGGATACATCTAAGAGATAACGCTTTTGTGTAGATATATCTAAACCTAAACATACGGCTGCGGTATAACCTGAACCTGCTGGGTCAAGCCCTGCAACTACAATAAGTCCATCCATACCGTTAGGTCTTACACCAGCCTTGCCTTTAGGTATGCGACCTATATTGCGAGCACCGTTGATAATTCCTTTAATAGCATCAGATGGAAATGCTGAATCTTCATGCACCTGTTGTTGCTGATAAACCATAGCCCATAGGTTTGGAGATAACCTTGCCCTGCGTTTATGTAACGCCTCTCCATCCCACTTGCGGTATAGACCATCAGCATCTGGTTTACCCATACCTGAGTTGGGTGGTAAATTAGTTTTTGCCCATAGGGTTACCCACTTGTTTGGGTCCTCATCAAATTCTAATACTGCAGGTTGTGCAAAGTAAGTCCATGGTGAAGATTCATCTGGATAGCGCATAGGGTCGCGTAATTCAGAGTATAAATCTCTAGGTCGTAGGCGGGTGCCTATGATTAGGAGTTTGCCTCCATTGTCATCAATACGCGACATAACTTCAGATTGAATCCAGTCAATTTGCTTTTCAAATTCATGGGCGTTGGTATTGTCAACACAGTCATCCATGATAATCAAGTCTGCACGAGCACCGTAAATATGACCCCTAATACCCACAGCCTGCACGGTAGGGTCCTTCTCGCCAGAGTCACGAGCCTCTGAGGATAGGTAAATTAAGTCCTGCTTCCATGAATCAGAATTCTTTTCAAATCCCCCTGGAGGTCCAAAGGTTAATTGTAGGTCCTGATACTTAGGATGCGTTAGTCTGTTCTTGATGGAGAGCAGGAACTTTTGCGCCATAGCCTGTGTCTTAGACACAATCATGATTCTGATATTAGGGTTCTGGCAAATCCGATATACGGCATAGTTAACCGTAATTGTTGTTGACTTAGCGTGCTCAGGTGGAGTATTTACAATAAGTAAATCTTGGGCACCTTGTTCGTAGGTTATAGCAGGATGTAAGTCGGTTGGCACTCTACTCTCAAGTAGGTCAATCCAATGTTCCTGATGTTTAAAAACTTTTGTACCGAGATACTTCTCGGAAAATTCGGGGAAGGGTGGTACTTCCCCTCTAGCATTGCCTATCTCACCCCTTGCGGTCATAGACCGCACTTTGTCTACAGCCAAGGCAAAGGAAGGGTCAACCTTTCGGTAGTACTCGTAGGTCTTAATACTTCTACCTACGGCATCCATAGCCTTCTGAGTTGAGTAGCCTTGCATTAAAAAATCTATTACTTGCTTTTTGATAGCATCACTTTTATGAGATGCAGAGGTTATGCGTTTTCTGTCCATTTGTTCTCCAAGGCGGACTGCAGGGAGCCTTGGGCTAAAACCTAACCGAAGGGCGAAGTCCAAACGAAGCCCGAAGGTTAGGGCTAATACTAGGGCGCAACCCTTTGGGGTTGCAGTGTACTTGCGGAGGCTCCGATATTATCGCCTCCTACTTATACTATAGGTGTCCAGAAGGTCCTTGGCGGACACTTCTGGGCTTGTGATTTACGCCACATATTAGTAAATCAAGCAAAAGCGCAGGTCAGAGCCACATTTATGGGGGGCGAGGACTAGCAAAGTTATGTAAGTAGATACACATACACATACACACAGCCGTTTTAATAACCCTGGGGTGCAGACCATGCACCTCACTCGTCTATTTGCAAAGCAACAGAGCACAGCGCTGCAAAGACAAGGCTAGGATTTGCAACAACTGGCAGGGCTGGAGGCTTTTACATGCAATCCCGCCCGCTTTATTAATCGCCCCGCGCCCCCCGCTTTGCTTTGCATGGCGTGCCATCTCACTATTTGAGATGAGCACAGGCACAGGCTCATTTATAACAATTCCGTTATATTTAAAAAATCTTTTAAAATGTAGTTGACACCTGTCAATCGTGGCATTATTCTGCGGTTATTAAGTCACAATGACTTAAGAAAGAAAAAGAAAGACAGGAGAAAAAAGCAATGAAAACAGCAAAGAAAGTTAATCAAAATGCAAAGGTGGAAAATCTTTCTACTCTTACATTTGCATTAGAAAAAGCACACCAATTAATCAAAGAGGAAACAGGCGCCCCATCTGTCACAATTCTAGTCACTAGAAATTTAAAAGGCAGAAAAGGACATTTCACACCCTTTACACCATGGTCAAGCAATGAGGGACAATCTTTCAATGAGATTGCTTTCAATTTGGAGCACTTTTCAACAGGTGAGGAATTACTTTCTACCCTGTTGCATGAGGTGGCACACTCTCTTAATTTCAAAAACGGAATTCAGGATTGCTCCGCCAATCAATACCACAACGGCAAATTTAAATCACAGGCGGAGGCATTAGGTCTTAAGACATTAGAGGTCAAAGGCAAAGGACACGCCTCCACAGAATTAACAGAATTTGGCGCCAAAAGATGGGCAAAGGCGCTTAAGATTATTTCTGATGCCTTAGCCCTAACCGCAACAGGTGAAAATTCACAAAAGCCAAAGGGCAGAAACACCAATTTGATTAAGGCAGAGTGCGGAGATTGTGGCAATGTAATCCGCCTAAGCCGTAGCGTGTTAGATAGCGGAGTAATCTGCAAAGCATGTGAAACAGAATTCAAGGAGGCTTAAGACTTAAGACAGAAACGCCCCGCCTCTTAACAGAAGGCGCAGGTTCACGACCTAGCGGGGCACAATGTGACCGACTTCACAGGGCTGGATAGTTGACAACTGACAGCCACAGGAGGAAAATCGGACACAGAAGCAAAAACAGAATTAGAAAAGTTCTAGTTCTGAATTAAGACAGGAGAAACAATGGAAACAATTAACACCACAGCAGGACAGCAATTTGTTAACGACTATTGCTTAGTAGTTGACAACGATTTTAACGCCTACACCGAAATCATGGAAAAGCAAAACACCAAGGCGCAAAACATGTCGGGATTATCTGACGAGTTAAAAGCCGAATTTGAAAACTACATCTCCCAAGTTGTAGAGCGCGAGAAAGAAAACGGGCACGAAATCGGGGCGCTTTTAATCTCCCAAATGCTTATCGGTTGGGGTTCTTCTACCTTTGACCAAATAGCCCGCCACTACATCGGACTTAAGACAGAAGCGGAGGCTAAATAATGCAGGAAGAAATCACTATTGCAGGGGTAAAAGCCCTAACTATTGCCCGCTTATTGGAGGAGTATGCAAACTCTAAAGGTGAGGGCGCATTACCTACAAGCAAGCGCCAAGCGTGGAACATAGCCCAAAATTTAAAAGCAGATGTGAAAGATGCCGAAGAATTGGGGGTTAAATAATGTCACGACTTAAGACACAATTTGTTCACGAGATAGAGATTATCTACGAAACAACAGGCGACTACATGAATTTTAAATTTGTCGCTAATGAAAAAACCGACCCGCAAAAAATCTTTGATGAATTTGTGGCTAACTGTTCTATCATCGTGACAGATGTGGAAGAAGAAGAAATTGAGATTGATGACGAAGATGACAGCGATGTTTACACAATTAAAGTTGAGGAGGTTGTGTCTTAATACATAATAGCCCCGCCCAAGTGGTGGCAAGTTGGGAGCAATACCCAAGCGGGGCGCGGTGTGAAACTAGTCACACTTTTAAAAATATGCTTGACAACTGTCAGGCGTATCTTTAAAGTTATACTTAGCAGGACAGAATAGGAAAAGTTCCTAATCTGATTTAAGACAGGAGAACAAAGATGACAGATACAAACTCTTTTGTTTGCTTACAACCAAGCGGACACTATGGGGAGGCTCTACGCTACAAAGGGCTGTTAAAAATTGGACAATCCTTTGTTATTGATTACAAATCTTTTATTAGATTTGCAAATACTGGACAGGTGACCGAACCTGTTTTTGTCTGTGACAATTATGGCGATGCAATAGCAGAAGCCAAAAGATTAAATGACTTAAGACAGGGGGCGCAACATGTCAACTCGTAGCATGATTGGAATACAGCAGGAAGACGGCAAGGTGAGGGCTATCTACTGCCACTATGATGGCTACCCTGAAGGGGTAGGACAAACGCTGGCAGACCATTACCAAACCACCGACAAAGTTGAGGCTCTGTTAAATCTTGGTGACCTATCTGTATTAAGACAGGAACTAGGAGAGAAACAAAACTTTGACGACTACAAAAACCACAATGAAAACTGGTGCCTTGCCTATGGTAGGGACAGAGGTGAGCCAAACTGTCAAGCAAAAACCTTTGACTATATTGGCGCATTTTTAGAGTATGCTCGCGGTTCTTGGGCTGAGTATGCCTACATTTTCACACTCGCCAATGGCTGGGCTTACTGGAGTTTGACAACACCTGAGCCAACTATTATTAAACCATCGTTAGTTATGGCTTAAGACATGAAACTAACTAAACGCGGGCGCAGAGTTAGGGCGGTCATCTTGACCGCTCTACTACTGGCTATCCTTGCACTACTAAACGATGCAACCACACCCGAACAATGCAAAGTTGAGTTTGAAAACTTATCTCAATTCTGCCTTGACCTACTATACAAATAATGTATTAAGACAGGAGAACAAAATGAAACTAGTATGGGTAAAAGTTGAGCCTAAAGATATAGAGCCACAACTTAGATGGAGTAAAGAAACAGGCTGGGTTGAAAAGACAAAACCAACTGAACCGATTTATGTATTAAGACAGGAAAGCAAATGAATACCAAGCAAGAAGTTTACTGCGGTGATTGCCTTGTCTTAATCTCACAATGCGGGCACGGATATGACTTAAGACATGAGAGCAACATCACATCAAAGACAGTTGACAACAGATAACTGCCAATGATAATGTTCTACCAACACCAACAGACAGGAGAAATAAAATGGCACTACCTGAACAAACGCTAGAAGCACTAACTAACGGACACAATCACATGGAGTTTAACGAGAACGGAGAAATGACCAGCGCAAGTGGGTCAGGCTTAGACTTATATGTTCTTGTTTCTTTAATTGGTTGGATTAAGTTAGAACTTAAGACAGGTATGAAAATTACCGCAAGAGGTAGCACTTTAAGAAAAGCAAACGAAGTGCTAGGCACAAACTACAAACGCAAACAACAAGCACTTGACCACCTTGAGGGCTTGCTATCAATACTACAGACAGGAGCAAAATAATGTTAGTAAAAAATGTATTAAGACTACTCAATGACCTACCACTTGATGCTGAAATATGTGTTCAATGGTATGAAAAAGAGGACATGGAAAAACATGAACACCAAATCTCAGATGATGTTTGGGATATGGCTAATCGTATAATAGATAGGTGGGAAACAACAGACTTGCGCTATCAATTAGAAGATGCAATCTTTCTGGCTGAAAAAGAAATAGGACTTAAGACAGGAGCAAAATAATGGCAAGATATTCATTTCATTACTACACAGAGGACTATGGAAGCATAGCCTTTGATGCACCATCAGAAGAAGTAGCAAACCGCTTACTTAATGCAATCCAAGAAGGTGATATGGAGTATGAAGATTTACCAAACTACTCTAAGAGATGGCGAGGTGGTGATGTGCGCTTTGACAACTTACAAATTGTAGAGCAACCGCTACCATCAATACCAATCTTAGGACTTAAGACAGAGGTGACTAATGAAACTGTCTAAAGAGCAAATGATTATGATTAATGGCGCACTCAAAGAGCACTTAATCAAGTTCTCACAAGAACAAAAATGGACACAAGAAGATGAACAAAACTATCAATCAATACTTGACAGGCTACAAAAAGAGTATGTTAAGTTATGTGTAAAGGAGAATAAATAAATGGGAGCATCACCAGTATACAAAGTCTATGACCCAGTAGGTGGGTATGTAGCATCATGTAAAGATACAGAAGGGGCATCACTATTGATGGACTTATACGGAGAAGGTAGCACTATCCGATATGACCACCGCCTTATTGTGTGGACAGAAGGTGTTGATGGGCGAGCCTCTAACTCTTACGATAATACTCGTGAGATTATTACTGAACGATTACTTAAAAGGTAATCATTACTTAAGACAGATGCCTGCCTATGAGTTTATATGTCGCTACTGTGATAGTGTTAGAAAACAATTTATCTACCACAAATCATGGGAAAGATACATAGTTAGGTGTCCCAAACTAGGGTGTAATAAACCAATGATAAAACTACAGACAGGAGATAAATAATGAGTTATGGTAAGTGTTGGGTATGCGCTGCTGTTATGAGTGGCGATAGCCAAACCATGGAAGGCAAAGTCACATGTGATAGATGTGGTTGGGTATCAACTAAGAACGGAGATTACTAATGAAACTTTGTCCTAAATGTGGCTGGCAAATCAATGGACTAGATGAGTGCATAGATTGTGGTTGGGCTGAGTTTAGTTGGAGTTCACTTATAGAAAGTGCAAATAAACTAATCGGTCTTAAGACAGGAAAAGACAATGAATAAAAAAGATAAAGACGAGTGGGAGTGGTGGTATTACAATAGAGTGCACGAGTTCTCTGAAAGATTACTTGCACCTATGTATAAAGAACTGAACCAACCAACCATTAACGACCTCAAGAAAAATGAGGAGGAAAGCAATGCCTGAACCAATGTATTTAATGGGTGATGATGTTGCACTAGGTATCAATCAGACCTGTGAAAAGTGTGATGAGATTGATTGTATTTGCTACGAACCTGACCGCATGTGGGAAGATGAGGACTAAATGATTTCTGTATTAAGACATATACACCCACACGCTAGGCTGTGGATAGTATCGGCAATAACTTTAGGAATACTTTTAATTATTAATACACCAATAGTAAACATAAATCACCAGCCAAAGGGTAGAGTTATTGCTTACTACAACAATGATTACCAAAGATATGCAGTTGATAAGTTAATTCAAATGGATATGCTTGAACAGTATCCATGCCTCTTTGAATTATGGACTGAAGAAAGTAATTGGCGACCAAAAGCACGCAATAAATCAAGTGGTGCTCTAGGTATTGCACAACTCATGCCTGAAACATGGGTCAATATAAAGATGAAACCAACCCTCAATGGGTATCGGCAGGTGGATGCAGGACTTGCATATATTGAAAGAAAATATGGTAAAAAAGGTATATGTCGGGCATACGCACACCATCTTGCAAAGAACTGGTATTAAGGATGAAACCAAAATTCCACAAAATACTGGAAGAAAAGCAAGTAATAGATAAGCAAGGCAAACCAGTCACTCGTTATGTCTTAAGATACAACTCTAAGTTATTTGAAGGTGGCACTTGTAAAGGATTAGATGTTGAAACTTTTTATCCACCACAAGATGTGTTCTCATATACCGAGGAGAAGATGGTTAGCAAGATGTGTGCTGACTGTCCAGTAATGATGGCTTGTTTAGAGTGGGGCTTGGCTCACGAAAGGTATGGGATATGGGGTGGCACTACGCCAAACCGAAGAAAAACATTGAGGCGCTTGATGAAAATACAGGTGACAGAGCCAAGGATATGATATACTAATGCTTGAAAGCCCAGTAATACTCTCCTGTCTTGCTGGGTTTTCTTATTTCTAAAGTCAGTATTTTATACTGTCAAGTCTAATTGATTATCGGGAGTGTCGCTGTTTAAGTTTTGTCAAAAAATAAAATTAAAAAATCTTAATTAGTATACTTATACTAAACCAACCAAATCGGTTGGCAGTATATGACAGGAGGAAAGAAATGAAATGCTGTAATCATACAGTTATCAAGGCATATTGTTTTTGTCACAACTGTTCAGGCAATCAATGTGATGAACCAATATGGACAGTAAGGGATTGTGGTTGTCCAGAAGAACATCCAGAAGGGCATCAAGAAGGCTGTGGGGTTATTGAGAACCTAGCACATTAATTACATACGGATAGCCCCTGCTTCGGCAGGGGTTTTCTTATTTGTCCAAGCCTAAATGTTTAGCCAACATAAATACTTCATCACTTAAGTCATCAAGAGTTCCATCATTATAAATAACATGATTAAATAAATAATTATCCATTGCATGTTCTGATGGATGCCCATTAACTGCGCTATGATTTTTTCTATTGATGCGCCATACGGAACCACCAAGTTTAGTTATTGCATCAGCCTCATTAGGAAACCTAACATCGCTAATCACGACATCATTACTGCCATCTAAATCTTTTAATGCTATGTCAATCCAAAAGTCTAAACCAAACATTTTTCGCCCAACCTCGGTGCCAAATACTTGAAGCAACCTACGAACCTCTTGGTTCTGCTTGGCTACATCCCAACCATAATCATCTACATATTCTGACAATCGCACAATGTTATCTAGTTTAGGACTTAAGACATATAATGCTTGTCGCATAGGGTCTGCAAATGAAACCCTTTTATATCCGTAATTAAGACATAACAATTCTGCAACAGTATCTTTACCGCTACGAGCATAACCACTTAAACCAATTAACAAATTAAATACCTAACTTAATAAAGATTTCTAATACCATTTTGTAGAACTCCAAATCAAGTAGCATCATCTGTAGTTCCAGTAATATAGATTGCATTAGTCCCCCATCTGTTCTTGATTTATTATCTCTGCTTGGGCTTCTGCATTACTACGAACACGCCTACGCCCTCGCCATATAGGTGGTTCTCCACCAAGTCTATCTTGCAACTTATCTAAGGCACGCTTGACACGCTTACGCATTGCTTCATCACTAGCACCATAACTCTCAGCAAGCGCAGCAAAATCCATACCACCTTGTGCATAACGCATCCGTAGTAAATCATTATCTGCCTTATTTAAACGAGCCAAACCTGCAGCAACATCTGATAACAAGGCTAGTCTGTTCCCACCCTCGGAAGGTTTACTAGAGTGGGCAACAAACTCTGAGGTCATGTCAGGTGTATCAGTCCAACCAACATGTTCCCAGACATCAGGCAGTAACTCGTGTAATACTGCATGTGTGTAATAAAAACTATCTGACATAGGTGAGCGTGAGTGTCTTGCTCTTTCCTTAGCCACATATTTTTGTGCCTCATTATAAAAAGTCTTACGCAACTTATACTTTAAACTTTCTTCACCTTGCCATTGTTCAATCTTATGCCAGTGTTCTAACGCCCACAAAGACATGTGCTGGTATAAATCATCAGTGCTTACTAACCCTCTGTGCATACGATTAGAACGACTTGATACTTGACGAGCAACACCATAAATAGTTTCCCAAATTTTATCTTGTTCATCCATCATTGGCACCCACTATCAAATCAATCGGCACTCGCCAACCATCTATAGAAGAATCAAAAAATTCATCCTTCATAAAATCATTTGCTTCAAAGGAACCATAAATTTCAACCATAGAATAGTATTCCTCATCTAAAACTTTAACGCCAAAGATTGTTCTACCCGCATCCTTTTTCCAAAATGGAATTGCGTTCTGAGTTCGCACAGTTCTAACCTCAAAGTCACCTACATCAGGTATATTTTTACGCTTGTTATGTAGTTCATTGGGGTACCAAGGCACAGACCAAGATAGGTTATACTCTCTAGCAACTGCCCACTCTGCAACATTTGCTCTGATGTTAGCGTTAATCTCAGGTTCTAACTTTCCATACTTTTTTCCTGCTGCATAGTTAGGTCTATCTGTTGAACCAAACTTAGCAAGCCAACGCTCAACCGCCAGCAGTGTACAAATTCTTACTTCTTCTTGACTCATTTTAATAATCACTTATTTAGATACCTACTCGTCTGCGTAATCCTTCGGCACCTTCGGCTAGAAATACATCATTAACATCTTGATTATCAGGCATAAACACAGGGAAAACATTATCTAGTTCTCTGCTTATAGTCTTAGCCATTTCACGCCCTGCATTATCACCATCGCAGAACAACATAATCTTGTCCCAGCCATCAAGCACACGAGAGTAAAACTGTTTCCAATTATTAGCACCAGGCAAACCAACTGCAATAAAGCCAACCTGTGTAGCAATGATGGTATCAATCTCACCTTCACATACAACTAACATGCCATTATCTTTTGTCAATGCAGTTATGTTATAGATATGAGTACTTGCTCCTGGTCTTGATAAATACTTCGGTCCACTATCATTGCTTAAACTACGAAAGCGAATATCAATTACACCTGATGGTGTCAGATAAGGTATAGATAACTTACCTTGGTATAACTCATGTCCTGTTTCAGGATTCTTCACGAAGCCGAGGCGGAACATACGAGCCGTTTCTTCTGTTATACCGCGACTCTGTAGATATGGGAGTGCTTCTCCTAGGTTTCTTTCGTAGTTCTCCGTTGCTTTCGCCAGTAATTCCCTCTGCGATTTTGAGAGCCTCGCCATAATTAACTCCTTCTCGTTTCATGATAATTGAATAAACATCCCCTGCCATATCGCAAGCAAAACATCTAAAGCCACCGCCTTCTATATTTACACGAGCCGATTTAACATGGTCATTGTGGAACAAGCAACGAACTGATTGCCAGCCTCCACGATTACTTGGAATAGTAAAACCATAGTGTTCTAATACCTTTACGATACTGTGCTTAGAGGTTTGGGAGGACATCGCTGAGCCTCTGGACAACATAAGCATCCCCTATTCCTTTGTTACTTGCTTTGATTATCAACAATGGTATTGGTGTAACCGCAAGTTTCTTTTGTTCTTTATAGTTCTCTGCTTCAATCATTGCTTCACGCAACCAACCTGATAAGTCAATGCGACCATCACGCCTTGGAGCCTTGGCTTCTACTACATAGGAACCATTAACACCAGGAACAAAGGCATCACCAACATCATTACGACCTGCACGAGGCAAGCGTTGAGCATTTATATTATGACTTAAGAACCAATCAACTAAGTCTATCTCAAATGCTGCACCTCTGCGTTTGTTACTCTTTTGCTGACTCACGCTCTTTCCTTTCTGTTGCTTCAACGGCTGCCCAATATAAGTTATAGAAGGCACCATCAAATGCAAAGCGTTTCATGTGCTTTGCTATTACCCCAGTATGTGCATGTATTTCCATGCCTGCTTTTCTAACTTTACGGAAGAAAGCAATGTCCTCACCAATAAACTTTTCACCTCGTTCATTGTTTTCTCCGAACCAAAAGTCCCCTGGAAATTCTTTATTAAGTACTGATAACACACTTTTGTGCATAAGTATTAATCCCATACCAGCATTATCTACCTTAAGTATTTGATTCTTAGGCAATGGATGAACATAACTAATCTCATAATCATTACCTGTTTCATTAAAGATACAAGGCATAGGTTGCATCAATGAACCCTCTGATTGTTTAGATATAAAGTAAACTCCACACATAATAGGGCGAGCAACCTTGTCTGCTGAATCCCATAAAGTTTTTAGTATCTGTTGTGTTAACTCAATATCTGAATCAATCCATAGTGCCCAGTCAGTACCAACCTTTTGCCACATTTCAATGGCTGCTTGGCGTTGTCTTGCTATCTGATTACCCTGTACACGAATAGCATTATTAACTGGTACGCCTACTGTGCCAGCATGGATAATTGAATAGACTAAACCCTCTGTAAACTTACCATCTGTGCTTCCATTATCACACCAAATAATTGATAAAGTTTCTTTATTACTGTGTGCCATCGTCAGGTTCTCCTTGTGTTTTGTCTATAACTATCATTGCATGTTCTGCTAATTCTTTAAATGATTCACTCATGATTGAGAGTCGTTCTGCGATTTCTTCTCGGTGGTCTGCGCCCCCTTCTTCTGTGAGATGTCCAGCAAGTTGACCCACATAGTCAGCAAACTGGATTGACTCAAGCCAAATTGCGGAGGGATTGAAGATTTTGTTTGTTGCTTCATCAATATGTTCCACAAAGTTTGGAAGTTCACTTAGCAAACTATCCTTTAGTGTCTGTGGTAGGTCCGCTTGTACTATCGCTTTCTCCACCATCTTCGGGTTGATTGAGATGCTCGCCACTGTAAAGTTTTTTATGCTCTCCTTGCGTGAGTTCTTTAAACTCTTTCTTTTCCGTTTCTTCCCAAACATAGGTTCTCCATCCGACTATCCAAGTAAAGTTCTTTGGTAAAAATTTCAACTGCTTTTTCATATCTGCGATTAGTTCTTCGGTGGGAACAACTACGCTTTCACTTCTATCTGAGCCAAGTATCTCGCCCATGTTCTCTACTAATCTAAGTTCCCAAGTCATTGAATAACTGCATCCTTAATCTGCATACTGGCTGGGTCGTAGATAAGCCAAACAGGTGAAGCACCATTGGCATCGGCTGGACCGTATCTATTTTTAACAGCACACACGCCCATAGTTGCAATCTGTCCGTGTACTGTGAGGATTAACGAAGGAGTCTGAGCAATCTTTCCATGCAATGATGAACGCGGTGGACAAGGATTACCAGTAACACCTTCGCTAGTATGATGACATACAACTACAGCAGCACCAGTATCTCGTGCCCACCACTTGAGTTCACGCATGAGGGTGCGTAATCCACCCCACTCATCTTGCCCATCAAGTGTAACATCAACAGCATTATCTAGTACTATAAGTTCAACATCTTTACCTAAGCGTTCGCGGGCTGCAAGGATTGCATCCTCAATATCTTTTAGATTAGGTGCAGAATCAAACTCCCACATAATATGGTCTGCTGGTTTCAACATTTGTGCTGCCCACTCTCTATCTGATTCCATCATAGGTTCAACCTCTGCTTGTGTTCTGTTAGTTAACATTGCAAGCAAACGCAAACTCATGGTGTGAGAGTGAGTATCTGCAGATATGTAAAGAGTTGGAACCTTTGCATGTACTGCAAGTGATAAAGCAAATGTAGATTTACCAGCACCTGGTGGTCCTGCAACCATACTTACTTCGCCTCGTCTAAACGCTATCTGCTGCTCCAGCAGGGAGCGCCACACTGTTGGAAGCGTGGCACCACCCTGTGAGGCAGTCCTGATTGCGCGAGAAAGTAAGCGCATCTGCTATGCAGGAACCTTATTTTGGCAAGCCTGACCCTGTGGCTTAGGGCAAGCATAAAACGCCTTGTATGGTCTACCAGTAGATTTAGCAATACCTGCTGGAACAAAGCGCATAGCACCACCACCACATGCACACTCAGGTGTGCCTGCTGACGGAGTTGCGGTTGGTGCTGAGCCTACGACTTGTGCGGTAGGGAAAGCATTTTTAACTACTGCCATACCTTCCACTGTTTTTTCTAAATCAACTAATGCTGCAAGGCGTTCGCTGATTTGTGTCATTAGTAAATCAAGTTCAGCACCATCGGCAGCACGAAGATTAATTAACATGCCATCCTTTTTGGTTTTGAAGTTGATTTGTATTGGTGTGTTTTCACTCATTTGATTCTCCTAACTCAGGATATTTATGTGATTCTATACCTTTTACTGCATAGCAAGCATGATTAACAGAACATGTCCCACACATAAAGCCTGGTTGTGGGATGAATATATTGTTATCAATGGCAATCTTGAACCCACGAAGATGTGAGCCAAGTCTATTTTCAGTGTAGTGGTCTAGGTCTACTGGAGTTGTTAACTCCCCTGTGCGTGCCATAAAGTATGCACCCTTTGTAGGGCGTACACCCATAACCTTTTCGCACATGATTGCGTAGGTTCCTAGTTGTGTGTATGTAATTGGTGCTCTTGTAGATGTCTTAATATCTATAACAGTAAGTTCTCCGTCAGGAGATACCATTAATCTATCAAGAAATCCTTTCATTAGTACTCCGCTAATCTCAACATTTAGTTCTGTTTCAATAGCAAAGTCACCGCCTGAAAGTTGGTAAGGAATATATGGATTTTCTTGTCTGCGCCACTCTATCCAGTTGTGGAACATCTTTGGTCCATTATCTAACCACCAAGAAGAATCCTCTTTGTTTGGATATTTTAGAGTTCCTTTACCTCCAGCGCGGAACGGCATACCGTTGTCAGCCATCTCGTAGTTCTTTTGCCAATACTCTACAAAGACTGCACGACAATCAACATCTGCGATTGCCTGCATTTGTGGCTCCATACGGTCATACCACTCAGTACACTCGTGCACAGATTTACCCCCTACAAGCCAGTAGGATGGATTCTCAGGCACTTTCTGTATTCGGGAAAGATAGTACGACCAACCACAATTAAGCCATGTACTCATGGCGCTGTGGCTGATGTAGGGCTTTCCAGTTTTTTCTTCAAGTGTCATTGCAATAGGAGAGTTTACACGCACCTTACTCCTCTATTCAGCGACACGCCCAAGGAATTACATAAATGTAGTTTTGCGTAAAATTTCACTACACTCCTGTTCGTGCAGAACGGAATAAGTGTATGTGGTTGCTGAAGCGAAAGCGAAAGCAACCCTCTGCAGATTATAGTGGTATTCCAACACATGTGTGTCCATGTGGTTCTAGGTTAATAAAAGTAAATTGCATCTTTGATGGTGGCGAAATAGTCCTTTGGTTTACAGATGCAGAGTGTGCATTTTGTGGCGCAAAGTTGACAGCACCCACACCAGTAGATGGCGTGCTATAGTTTGATTGACCGTACAGCGTTGGGGAACGCGGTGTGGTGTGCCTATAAAGGAAAATAGGTAGAACAACGGACAAACAAAAAAAGCCCCCGCTAATCAAGATTTCTCTTGACTGCGGGGGTCTTTTGTTTAAACAGTATAAGTTATTTAGAACCTAAACCATATTCTTTCTCGGTCTTGTCAGCCCACTTAGCAAGTGGTGCAGCAAGAGCGCCGATAAGAATTGCTTGCTCAGGTGCTAGGTCAGCAGCAAGTGCTAATCCCATTGAGATTGCTGATGCAAGAACAGCACGAAGATAAGACTTAACTGCAGCCTTAGTCTTTTTGCTTTTTAGTTTAGCGATTAGGTCTTTCATGTTTTGCCTTTCGTTTAAATTGCCTACTTTTTTTTTGGGTTATTGCTTATTGTTTCGGCAATTATTTGTTTGGTTAGGCTTGGTTGATTTTTCCACCAGAACCAAGGGCTGGTATCTTTTGCAAACTCTGGTCTAATGGAAATATGTAAGTGTTTGTTATGGAGATTACTACCTGTATATTTTCTATCACCTTGCTTGGCTTTAGCCCTTGACCAAATCTTTCCTTGGAATATGAGATAGTCAACTCTGTCATCTTCCTTGAACTTTTGGAATAACTCCGCACAGTCAATACCATGCTTTGGGTCATGGGTTAAGTCTACCGCAAGACCTGTATTATGGTCGGAATTTGGGCTTGCTTTTACATGTGCTGCCGATGGCAGTAAGCCATCAGATGCTTTCTTTCTTAGTGGTGATAGGGCTGTTGCTTGACGAAGGACCGATATAGCAGCAGGACTTGCCACCTTTGCTATCTTTGGTTTACTCATATCTACTTTCTTAAAGCCTCTTTAACTAACTCTGTTAATAACTCTACCTTATGTTCTAGCGCATTGACGGTATCTTTAAGGCTTGACCCACCATTGGGTTTAAGTTCTGACAGATAATGTTTTGTCAGATGCTTTACTCCCATGGCTAGTGCGCCAACTAAAGTTGTTATAGATACTGCGAGTGCAGCCCAATCAGAAGGGGTCATTATGGCTCCTAAATTATACGACAGTTCTTGCCGTGATTTGAATAATCCCACCCCACCCAGTGAAGTTTCCATTAGGTGGTGTAGTACGAGTGAAGGTTACTTGTTCAATCACAGCCTCAATAGGTTCACCATTAGCCGTGAAATCTTGGATGATTACAGTTTCGCCTTGTGCTTCCATTTGCTCAAGCGATTGTAAACGAGCAAGGGCATATCCTTGATAGCCCATAATGTTTTTAAGACGGTCACGCTCAGAATCAAAACAAAAGAGAGGAAACTGAATAAGACGAGCACGAGTAGGAGTAGGCAAAGCCTTAACAGAGTAACCAGACATAACAGCACCTGTTGTTGCAGTGGTGTCGTTACGGTTGAGGCGGAACTTAAATTGCGCTTGAACATCAACATCGCTAAAAACCGATGATAAATCGTAGTCATAATCTGTAGTGCTTCCCTCTGTTACTGTTCTAAATGAAGATGCTGCTCCATCTATTATACGAAAAATATCAATATCACCATCTAGTGCGCCTTCAGTACGCAGTCTTAAACGCTTCCATGCTTTATTCTCAAGAGTTTCGTAACGGATAATACCTGTAGTTAATTCACCTGATTCTAATAACTCAGTAGCATGTTCAATAAATAATCCATCACCATTTACACAAAAGGCTACGCGACCATTACTTAGGTTAGCAACACCTTCAACCTTACCAGTAGTAGTATCTGCATATACATCTGTAGCATAGGCATAGCCTCCACCAGTTAATGGTTGTGATAAATCAACACGATAGATACCAGAGTTACCACCTACACCAGAGTCAACTCCAGCATAAATAAATCTACTGTAGGCACTCATTTTGAATACACCTAATGATGTTGTAAATACTAAAGGTCCATAGGATAAGTCGCCTGTGTCATTAGCAATAGCAACTCTTAATCCTTGGCTAGTTCCCAAAATTACATAAGTACCAAGATATCCAAGTAAGCCAGTAATCTGTTCTCCACCAGGTAATGTAATTACACTGGTCATAGTATTTAAAGTACCATCATCGGCTACTGTAATCTTATAGACATTACCTTGCTCACCTGAAAATCCACCAATATAGATAGCAGCACCAGCCTCAGTAACTGCTCGGAAAGTATATCCAAGAGGTAAAGTAGTACTGCCATTTACTGCAGTAAGTGTGCTTAGGTTAATAGAAGCACCAGTATTACGATTTAGTTCATATACAAATGTACTCTTATTAACATCATGGTAGCCTAGAATAAAACGATTCTTTACATAGGCAATCGTAGCAGTTTCTGCGTTGGCTGAGTTAATTGTATAGTCTTGATGTAATGCTGGGCTGGCTGCATCAAATGAGTAACGCCAAACTTTAGTTGGAGTAACCATCATTAAATCATTACCACCCATACCAACAGCAATAATGTTTTCAGTAAGTGCGGTGTTATCTACTATGGTAGTTTCATTACCATCACTTACTCTAATTCTTAAGACACGGATTGCTTCGGCAGATGAGTACTTGACTAAGATTAAATATTCAACACCAGCAATTACTGTATTGAATACACGGCTATCACCAGTGACTGCCTCTTGCAGAGTAGTTTTCTTTAATAAAGATATTTGTCCTGGAGTCCAAGGATTAATACCTACTGAACTAGCAAAGCGAAAGCGTGCCTCATCAAGGCTACCTGTAATTGGTTCTTGGTATGGGCTACCTGCACCTAAATGAAAGGATGACTGGGAACGAATCCAATAGCCCGAACCTGATAATGATTGCTCACCTGGGTCACGCAGTTGGTCAACTCGTTGAGTTCTAAACTCTGCAGTCTGTCTGCGGTATGGAGTGTTGTCTGTGATGGCGTAGATAAACGGCATACCAGCAACTGCAACATCATACTTATATGTGGTTGGGTCATAGTAAGTTGAGATACGACCTGAGAGGTCAATGTATACGCGTTCCGATATATCGGGTGGTCTACTATCAGCCATGCTACTCCTTAATAATTAATGAACAGTTTAAACACATGTTCAGGTGTAGTTCTACCCAGGGGACTTTGGGTAACACTTCTAAGAAAGTAAAAGTTTTGCTTGTTCTTCGGTAATGCCTAGTTGTGCTAGTAGTTGTGCTTTGGCTTGCGCCTTTGCCTCTTCTTCTGTTTTTCTTGCAAGTGCATTAGCGGCATCAATTTCCATCTGAGCAATTTCCTCAGCATTAGCATCTCTGACAATTTCCTCGCCAGTTTCAACATTTACAATTTTTATTTGTGGTTTAGATTTAGTCATTATTTAACTCCGTAAAGTAAAATTGTTCCTGAGTCAAAATTGCCTGTTCCGTTAGAAAATTCAATAGAACTTATTGCACCTGTATTGAAAAAAAACAATGATGAAAATGTTCCCCATTTATCAGTTCCATTTGAGCCTTCTTTATAATAATTACTTGTTCCTATTTTGAAGGTGGTTGTATTTGTATAATCGTCAAATTTTAAAATTGTTAAATTAGCATTGGTAGAATTATCACCATTATACTGTGATGTAAAATTTAAAAAAGTTTCAGCAGCCATGTCAGTAGAATTATAATATCCATTTAATGCATCATTAGTAAAATAACTTGAAGTTGTAATTCCGTTGATACGACACCGCATAAAAGAATCAGAAACAGGTCTGTAATTTCTTATAACTATTTTTAAATCGTTGTAAGTTTGTGGAATAGATGAAAGCGTTACTGAAGCACCAGTTAAAGTAGTTGTGCTAATTAAAGTCATTCCACCTGCTGCAGGGGTTGCCCACTTCAATCCAGTAGCGGTAGAAGAGTCAGCAGTTAATACTTGGTCGTTGCTACCAACTCCAAGAACGGCAGCATCATTAGTAGCACTACCTACAACCAGGTCTCCCTTGGCTGCTGGTGCTATAGATGATGCAGTTGCTTTAGTTATCGGCATTAGTTACCTCCTAGTAGGATTCTTGCTTCTTCTTCTGTGATTCCAAGACGGCTCAAGAGTGCTTGGCGTTGTGCTGCTTTGGCTTCTGCTTCGGCATCTGCTATGGCTTTTGCTGCTGCGATATTAGCCTCATCAATTTCTTGTTGCGCTATTTCCTCAGCGTTTAATTCTCTTTCAATAACTTCGCCAGTTTCAACATTGATAATTCTTTTCATTATGATACTCCATATAATCTAATTGTTGAATTTGTTGTATTGGAAAATGTTTGTGAACCACTTAATCTGACAATATCTAAAGAGGTAATTGCGCTTGTGCTATCAAACATAGAATTTGTATTCATTACTTGATACCTGCCATTATTAGCATCATAATAATTACAACTCACAAAAATACTTTTTGATTTTGTGGAAGATGTGTAATTGTCAATTAATATGTATCCTTTTACATCTGTGCTTAAATTAGCATTGCTTGAGTTTTCACCAAAAGGATAAATATAGGTGCCAGCAGATTGACCGCTTATACTATCTGGACTATTTCCAGCGGTGTTAATTGTTGTCGCCGAAATTTGTAATCCTGCTATATGATAAATAGATGAAGAACTATTGTTTAATCTTATACTAAATACCGACCCAGTTGCTGAGTGCCTAATTCCTGAATACATCAATAATAATTGTTTATAACTACCTAAAGATGTAAATGATAAACTAGATAAAGCATTTGCTGATGTTTCAGATATTAAAGTCATACCACCTGCAGCAGGTGTAGCCCACTTTAATCCTGTGGCTGTTGAACTATCAACAGTAAGTACTTGGTCATTAGAGCCAACGGCTAATCTGGCAACTGTATCTGCTGCAGTAGCAGCAATGATGTCACCCTTAGCATCTACTATGTTAGGGTTAATCGCTGAACCTGATGTAATGTAATC